ACTTTGTGTATTCCAAATATCCCGTATTTCTGTTTCGGTTAATACCCTATTTAACATACTCTGACAGAAAGGTCTACTATCCCTTACAAGTGTGCCTGTATACCTATAATAAGTTAATCCTGCTTCTTTTGCCTTAGCGACTGTAAATTGTCCGTGAAACTGCATAACGCTATCGTGAGCTATTTGACCTGCATATTTCCTAAGATTATTACCTGCCCTATCTGCACCATATTGGGTTTGTAATTTTTTAATAGCTTCTTCTACTTCCGACTTCTTATTTTCATTAAACTTATTCTCGTTAATAAAATCAACTAATTCATTTATCTCACGACTATTTGATTTCTTATAAACACCATTAATATGTGACCTAATATTGCTAACCATATCCTCAAAAGGTCTACCTGCTATTGTACTTTGGTAAACCTCATCATTAATAACTTTTAAAAACCTTTCAGCTATATCTTCAAAGCCACTAAATGATTGTGTTTTAAGTGCATTTATTGTTTCAAGGTCAACCTCTGTTAGACTTTTAAACTTTTTGGGAATAGGCATTTCACCAAATGTATCTAAAACCTCTTTTGCAATCTTATTGTATTCTTCATTAATAATTAAATCAGCTTCATTTAAAAATGTAGATTGAATAATATTTCTTATTCTTGGTTGTAATTGTATCGCTAATCTTTGAGAAACTAACTGCCCTTTTGTAGCTCTTGAAACTTCTTTGATAATATCTTCTTCTAAACGATACAATACATTAATCATACGTTCTTCATGTTGGTCAGCTAATTTTTCTAATATTCTGGACATTACAATGGGAAATCTTTTTTCCAAGCCTTAATTGACCAATAAGCAGGACTTAAAGTCTTTTGCCCTTTGACCTCTTTAAGAACACCACCCATACGAGCTAGGAAAGATTTTTGTCTTGCTGGTATATTCTTTTTTATAGACATACCCCTAGCACCAAAAGTAACTTTCTTAACATTACCTGTAGATTTGTCCTTAACATAAACACCAAACTTTTTACGTTTAGATTCCTCTGTAGATAGCCTAAAAGGTTTGTTTAGTTTAACATCTCTACCTCTATACTTCGCCATCTTCTTTCCTATCGTCTAGTCTTTCATTTATTATTAATCCACACCCAGTACATTTATAAACATCCTTTAATTCTGTTTCTTTTGCATAAGTCTTGCATCTAGGGCATATTTTAATATCATTCATTTTTGTTTTGCAATATAAGTTCAAACCCACCAGAAACAGAAGATGTCGCACTAGCTTTCACCCTCATTTCAATATCTGTTTTTTCTGTTAAAACTTCTGGCACATTGTATTCTTTTCTAAAAGCTCCACCTCTTAATGTTGTAAATGCTTTTGTTTGAAAAGTATTCCCATTAATAGGTCTAGCCATAATTTTGGCTTCTATTTCCAAATCCTTTGAAGTTCCAACATCAAAAGACATTAGATATCCTATTGTGTTTCTTGGTATAGTATAAATAGACTGCAATGTTTGCCCATAACCAGTTGATATAAAAGCTACTGTTTTGCTATCTACTGTTACTGTTATATCACCTTGATTTACCACACCTGTATTAGCTGACGATATAAAAGCTCTGTGCATCCTTATAAAACTTGTTGTAGAAGCACTACCTCCTACAGTTATAACTTCATCTGCTAAATCAAAATTTGAATCTAAACCAAATATATGAACTGTACTGCCATTATCGTCTGTATTTGAAGATGTGGCTACTGCTGTACTTGCTGTTGTTGGATAAACATATAAATCAGTACCATTAGTCCATACAGTTTCAAAACTTGTGCCTACTGTATCATTATAGCCAAATTTTTGAATACCACTAAATCTATTAATTACACCCATTTGGACAGCTAAACCAAAAGGGGCATTGTTCAAACTTGCAAAACTCATTTTACTTTCCTTTCAAATTAAGTTTCTTCGCTTACTACTGTTTGCCCCTCAACTTCTGTGGTCTGGAATTGACCTATAGTTGTTCTAGTAGCATCTATTTCATCATAAATGGTTTTAATAGTTTCGTTATCATCTATGACTGCTTCAGCTATCTGTTTATCTATTTCTTTGTTAAATGTTTCAGATTTAATGCCAGATGCTTTAGCCATTTGTAAATATTGCAAGTCATTTGCCCAATCTCTAATATCAAATGTATCTGGATAATCAACAGACCCATTCCATTGCTTATCTTGCCATCTAGCAAATAATGCCCAAATTTGTTCTTCAGCATTTTCTAAATAATCTGCTTTTTCTGATAACCTAGCATTTAAAAGCTGAAATTCTGTCTGTAAGGCTATGCCACTAGCTATTTGTGAACCTGTAGCTCTTACTGAACCCATATGTGTTATCCTATCAATAGCATCTACCTTTGATTGTATACACTTCATTATGCTTTCTAGGTTTTGCCCACTAGGCTGGATAATATAAGGCTTTAGGCTTGCATCTAAATCCTCTGGTATTTCTATTATAGCTCCTGCACCTGCACTAGCTTCTACATTAGGTGTCTTAACCAAGCTAGGGTGATTGGCTAATCTAATTAATTGTTCTTTTTCTGAGTAATCATTATAGATTGATTGCTGCAAATAAGCTACGTCAGCTAGGTCACTTATACCAATAGGTCTTTTATTGCCTTTTAGATTATAAACATTAACAGCAGGGATTACACCTAAAGGGTTAGGTATTTCATCTAAAAGTTTAGGCTCTTTATCTGTATATTCCTCTGTGTAATCTTCAAATTCATAAGTTGATATAGTTTCTTCTGTAAAAACCTTTATTATGGCTCTTTGCGAATTAATATCCTCAATAACAACCAACAAATTTAAATAAAATCTACCACTAGCAGACCTTTTGTAATTCCAATTAACTATGTTCTCTGGTGTATATATTGAAACATATGGTCTTATGTCTTGAGCTAGTTCTTCGGCTCTAGTCTTAGCGTTTGATTGTGGCTTATCTATTACAACCCAACAATTACCATAAATACTAGCGTTCATTTGAACCTCTCGCATTACAGTATTGAAGTTTCTTCCATCCAAATCAGCATCGACCAGGAATGAAGCTAATTGTGGGTCACCATCTAAATCACCATAATCTCTTGTGGGTGGAACTCTCCATAAAAAGCTAGTGTATATTTGCACAACATTTTTACAATGATTGTCAACTGGAGTATGCCTTATCCTCGCATCATATTCCTCTGGTGTTTCCAAAATGTATCTGTGTAAATAATAACCATTTCTATAATCATTACCGCCAAGATAACTTCTTATATAAAATTCCCAATTAGAAATATTAGCGTGCCATAAGTCATGTTTGCTTTTTAGAAATTCTTTGTCCATTAACTCCACCTCTTAGGAGGGTTCGCAACAAAATTCCGTCTAAGTGGGAAATTAAACTCAACTAAATAACCAAGAGCATCATTCATGTGGTCATATCCACTATCCTTATCTGGTATATGTGTTCCCTCTTTATATATCTGTCTTTCTATGCTTTTAATTACATTTTTGCAAGAATTTAGAATAAACAGATTATTCTTACCATTAACATTTTTAAGTTTTGAATTAACTGCGTTAATCCTATCCCTCACAAGAGGTGCTGTGTTTCTACATTTTACATCAAATCTTGCATTTTTCAATATACTTATGTCAGTTAAACCACCTGCGGAGGTTTTTCTTTGTCTAGCACTAGGGTCTGGGTAAACTATTATTTGTTTATTTGGGTATCTGTTCCTTATCTCCTCACACATTTCTTGTGTATTGGAAGAATAAATTTGTATTTCGTCAATAACCACTATTGTTTCATTAAACACATAACAAACAACAGCTGTCATTGGGTCTACGTTAAAATCTAATCCAATATGTAATGTTGGATATTGTTTATCAAACTTTTCAATAATATTCTTTTGCCTATCAAAATTATAATAAATCATTCCAGAATAATTAACAAATGTAGCTTCGTATTCTTGTTGGAATGTTCTTATGTCTAGGTCTTGTTTAGCTTGCTCTACTTCTTCATCACTAACATTACCACCCTCTAAGGTCGTATATTTAAATGATGACCAATCCTTATTTGTTTCGCTTAGCTTATAAAGCTCATATGACCAGTTACCAAAACCTCTAGGACTGCCACAAAATAAAGCATGACCTTGTTTGTCCGAAAGTGTAGGTCTAAGCACCTCAAACCACGCTTCTTTATGTATATCAGCAAATTCATCTAAAACAATAAAATCCAAACCAACTCCTCTTAATGATTGCTCATTATCTGCACCTCTAAGGCTTATTCTTGAGTTGTTTCTTAATGTAATAGTTAAATCGCTATTATTGATATTCTTTACCCATTTATGGTCTATTAACTTGTCTTTAAGCTCACTCCAACAAATAGCTTTAGCCTGCCTATAACTCGGTGCTACATACCAAACTCTTTTATTAGGTTGGCTTGCAAACTTAGCTAATTCATTAATCGCCAGATAAGTTTTGCCAAATCTTCTTCCAGTAATAAGAACTCTAAATCTTGCTTTATCTGTAATAACTTCTTTTTGAGGAATAGATAAACCCATTAATCATAAGACCATTGCAAAGGTTCTTCTGTTTCGTTTTCTTCAAACCTATCTTTTTGACCTAACATATTCTTTCCGAGAAAGATTTGCATTGTTACATTTCCATTTTGTGCTGACTTCCATTGAAGCTGTCTAAGCCTTATTTTTTGCTCTGCTCTTCCTTTTACTAGAAATTCCGAATAACTCTTTTCTAAAAGGTCTGCTGAACAGCCAAAAAAGTCTGCCATTTCTTTATTCGTGCAACCTAATTGAGCTAATTTTTGAACTTGAGTAGTATCAATATTATATTTCTTTGGTCTAGCCATATCCTATTTAACCTTAGTGAGGTTTTTTTATAAATAAATTTTATAAAATAAATCTAATTAATTTTTTTTGCTTTTTTTCCTGTAAAGTTTTCCCATCTTTGAATTATTACATCTACATATTTAGGGTCTAGCTCCATCAAATAACATTTTCTATTGGTTTTTTCGCAAGCTATTAATGTAGATCCAGAGCCACCAAAAGGTTCATACAAAATATCTTCTGATTTTGAAGAGTTTGATATTGCTTTTTCCACTAATTCTATTGGCTTCATTGTGGGGTGCAAATCATTTTTCTTAGGTCTGGCACATTCCCAAACTGTTGTTTGTTTTTTGTCCCCATAATAACTATGAGAAGAACCTTTAAACCAACCATATATTATTGGTTCATGAATTGAATGATAATCACTCATGCCTAAAACTAAAGAGTCTTTTTTCCAAATTATATTGCAAGAGTGATGTAAATCTATATTTTTCATCGCTGTAAAAAAATTTATAGCTTGTTTATCCGCATAACAAACATAAATAGAACAGCCAGATTTACTTATAATTTTTGCATTTGAAAAACAATCTGTTAAAAATTGCACAAACTCTTTCTCTTCCATAAAATCATTCATAATTTTTCGTTCTTTAAACCTATTATTATTTTTTTGATTACCTTTTAATTTTCCGTAATCAACATTATAAGGTGGATCTGTAAATATTAAATCAGCTTTTTGATTATTCATTAATTGTTCTACTGCATCTATTAAAGTGCTATCTCCACACATTAACCTATGTTCTCCTAGCTGATATATATCCCCTAATTTAGCTATAGGTTCTTCTGGTGCTTCTGGAACTTCATCTTCATCTGTTAAATATTCTTCTTCATTTACTAAAAATTTATCTAGCTCGTTTGCATCAAAACCCAATAAATCAAGTTCATAATTTTGCTCTAATAAATCAGAAATTTCTAATGTTAATAAATCAATATCCCACTCACTATCTTCATTAAGCCTATTATCCGCTATTCTGTAGGCTTTTGCTTTAGCTTCTGACAAATCAGCCACTAATACTGGAACTTTGCTCAGTCCTAATTTTTTGGCAGCTAATAACCTAGTGTGACCGACAATAAGAACCAAATCTTTATCTGTAACTATAGGTTGCTGAAAACCATATTCCTTTAATGAACTAGCAACTTTATTTACAGCTTGATTTTTTCTAGGATTATTATGATAAGGAATTAACTTATCTATTTCTATTTCTTGAATGTTCATGAAAATTTCTTGTGATTAAAGTTATTGCTAAATCTTTTTTATCTTCATTATTCTTTGTGCTGCCCTTAAATTAATCTTATTGGACATGCTATAAGTTCTTTTAATTTTTCTCTTCTTCATAGGTCGTTTGTCTATGAGTTCCGATAAGGTAGCTGTAGTGGTGAATCCGTTCATTTCTTTTTTCTTTTACCTTTATGAGCGGAGTCTTTCATTAAGCTACCATCTGGCATGTAATGATATCCCTTTGGTGCTTTTTTACGTTTTTTAGCCACTACTTTTTCTTCATCTTTTTTGCTTTTTTCTTTTTCTTCATTGGTTTTCCATAATGACCAGGCATCTTCAATCTCCTTTATATTAAAAAATAAATAATATCACAAATACAATTTTATTCTATACCTTTTTAATTTAATCCTCTTTCACTTAAATATTCTGATAAACTACCTTGTCGCATTGCAGTTTCTATTTCATTTCTTAGCCTATCAAAATTAGTATATGCCCAACGAGGGTCGTGTTGTAGTCTTTCAACTTTAGCCACAATATTATCAATATAATTTAATTGTGCCATTGTTAGCACTTTTTCTGCCCTTACAGCGACCTTATCATCTTTTTGGTGTGATTGTACCTTTAAAGGTGTTTTGGGCTTTCTACGGGCTTCTTTTCTGCACCAATTCATAAAAAAGGCATTTAGGTTAGCATATTTCTTTTTATTTCCATTCTGCTCATTCCACAATTTTATATCTTCTAAAATTTCTTCTG